CAAACACTGAACGACCACTTCAGGACATCAAGCCCAAGAACTTCTATCGTGAAGTTGACATGGGCAAGGATCCTGAAAAGATTACTAACATCCTACATAAAATAGGACCTGGTTTTATGGGGCATATACCTATTGTTTATGCCAACAACAAACATAATTCCTCTGTTGCAGTAATAAATCGGTGTCTGTCCGAAAACCCCCCATATGAAGAAGGAGCGTTTGAATCCATCGATCCCAAGGCGTATATTAACTACGAAGGGTTCGAAGAGATTCCCGAAGTCAGCTTTAAGAATTGGAATAAACCATTTCCTAAACCTAGGCGCGAACAACACATCAAAGCACTTAAGAGCTTGTCGGAAAGACCAATTGAGGCAAATGACCTTACCCGTGAGTCATTTGTAAAGGTTGAGAAGTACAACAAGAGCAATAGTGATGGTGTGGATTACAGCGACCCAAGGTTGATTCAAGGAGCGAGCGCTCGCGCAAACGTTATACTCGGACCACCAATGAAACGCTATGCCAAATTCCTCAAGGCCCAGTGGGATGGCTATGCGGAAAGAGGTGGAGTATCACTATATTATTTTTGCGATAATAATGAAGCTGCTGGACGGTGGATGGATTTCCATTTATCACGTACTGCAGATTTTATCGCAATAATAATACTAGGTGATGATATGCTGGCAGTTGTTCGGCATTTGGGTATAACCTATTTCATATGCAATGATTTCAGTCGATTCGATAAAACAATACAAGACCCTGCTCTAGATTATGAACACAAGATCTACGAGACTAGTGGTTACTTTGATGAAGATGCGTTGTTCGTGCTTAAAGGTCAACGCAAATCAAAGGGCGTGATGAGAACTGGGATAATATACCAGAGTAAAGATGGTCGTAACTCTGGTGATCCTAATACTAGCTGTGGTAATTCAACACTCAATGGAATTACCAGTGCCGAAGGAATTAAGAAACATATCCATTTGTTAGGTACAAAGGAATTTGTGCCGGCAATGGAAGCACACTATAGTCGATTTGGGTTTGTGGCCAAGCCTATGGTGTCTACTGAATTATGTCAGGTTGATTTCTGTTCCAAATTATTTTGGCCAACAGCTGATGGGACTGTATTGGGACCCAAACCCGGGAGATGTCTCCCTAAAATGGGTTACTCATGCCGTAAGTTGTCAAAAATCGAAATACTATCAACAATGCGTGGCTGGTTATTGGATGGGCAATTCGTACCTGGAATTGCTCATTTAATATACAAATATTTTCCAAAAGCTTTTAAGGAGGAGGAGAAAGTCCACTTTGAGAACGAGTACTCTAGTCATTGTATTAGTTTACACGAACCAACTGAGGAAACATCCATCTTCTTTGAGCAGCGCTATGGAATTAGTACTATCAATTTCATGTGTGCATTGGAAAATGCCATGGCAGACAAGCCATCAATTATAGAGTGCGAAATGTTTGAGCACCTATACTCCAAGGACAACTAAGAGACACGGGGCCGTAAATGGTGAGAGTTCACGGAAACTATTGCGGCCCGAACTGGAGTGCTGGGCGAACTCAACCATCAGTAGTATCTGATGTGCCAGCAATTGATGAATTTGATGAAACATGTAAAGAACATGATGCTCACTATGCTAATGGTGATGACTTGTATGAGGCCGATCTCAAGTTTGCACGTGCAAACATTGGATCAGGAATGCCATTACGAGTCGCTGCAGGACTTGGAGTCGGCATACAAGGTCTCGGACGACGAGTATTGGGCCCGTC